TCCAACTCCAAGTGTATCTTCATTTTTAAGTGCACCAACAATGCCAAGTTATGCAGGTAACTATGGAGCAGGTAAATTTCTTAACACAGGAAATTTATTAGGATTTAACTTTACACCTGCACAAACAACATCATCACCAGGACAGTCTCCAGCAATATAATGTTAAAGATATTTGTAGGATTTGATGGTGAGGTAGAACCAATTGCCTATCATGTGTTCTGCCAGAGTGTCATAGAGAAAGCAACCATACCAGTTAGTTTTACACCATTAGCATTAAATACACTAAAAGATTATACAGAAACACATACTGATGGATCTAATGCTTTTATTTATTCTAGGTTCTTAGTTCCTTATCTATGTGACTATAAAGGTTATGCAATGTTTGTGGATGGAGATATGCTCTGTCGTGCAGACATTAAAGAACTCATGGATGTTATAGATCCGTTTGCAGCAGTCTCTGTTGTTAAGCATGACTACAAAACAAAATACCCTACTAAATACCTCGGGAATAAGAACGAAGATTATCCGAGAAAGAATTGGTCGAGTGTGATGGTATGGAACTGCGACCACTTTAAGAATTTACAGTTGACACCTGAGATGATAATGAACTCTACAGGTGCTGAATTACACCGATTCAAATGGCTAGATAATCAATTCATAAACTTGATCGGTGAGATACCAAAAGAATGGAACTGGTTAGTATCTGAGTACGATTACAATCCTGATGCTAAGTTAGTTCACTTTACTATAGGAACACCATGCTTTAGTGATTACAATAAATGTGATTACGCAGAAGAATGGCAATTTACTTTAGATAATTTATTAATACCAATGGAAGTAGTCAACCAACCTAAACGGAGTTGAAATGGAAGAAGAAAAAAAAGATAATCGAGGTGGCAAGCGAGAAGGCTCTGGTCGCAAAAAAGGAACACCTAATAAAATATCTGGTCAGGTTAGACAAAACGTGATTGATGTGTTTGACGATATCGGTGGTGTAAAAGAAATGGCAGTTTGGGCTGTAGATAATAGGACTGAGTTCTATAGATTGTATGCTAAACTTATGCCAACACAATCAGAAATCGGCACAATGGATGGACATGATTCTCCATTAAACGTCACACTTAAATTTGTAAAACCTAATAATGATGGATCAGATTCCGAATAGTAGAGAAATAGAAGCAGAGTTCCCAGATAAGTTATCATTCTTGGGTGAACCTCATCGTTACAAGGTAGCGTATGGAGGTCGAGGTAGTGGTAAGTCATGGGGATTTGCTAGAGCACTCATTGCTAAAGCAATCACAGATCCATTGAGAATATTATGTGCTCGAGAAGTACAGAGATCTATTAAGCAGTCAGTTCACCAGTTACTGAATGACCAAATACAGGCCATGGGATTCGGTGAATACTTTGAAGTTTTAGAGAATGAGATTCGATGTGTTAATGGAAGTAAGTTTAGTTTTACTGGTCTTGCTAACAATACAGTCGAGTCAATCAAGTCCTATGAGGGTGTTGATATCGTATGGGTTGAAGAGGCTCAGACCGTATCTAAAAAGTCATGGGACATTTTAATTCCAACGATTAGGAAACCAGGTTCAGAAATATGGGTAAGCTTTAACCCTGACCTCGATTCTGATGATACATACAAACGATTTGTAATTGATACACCAGAAGATGCAGCAGTCGTAAAAATAAACTGGTCTGATAATCCATGGTTTCCTAAAGTTCTGAATAAAGAAAGACTACATAGTAAAGCCACTTCAGATGATTATGCAAATATCTGGGAAGGCGATTGTAAGTCAGCCGTTGATGGTGCTATCTATGCTAATGAAATAAGAGAAGCACAAGAGGAAGGTCGAATAACCAACGTTCCTTACGATCCAATGCTTAAAGTTCATGTGGTGATGGACTTAGGTTGGAACGATAGTATGGCCATTATTTTAATGCAAAAAGGCATATCCGATGTTCGTATCATTGACTATATAGAAGATGACCATAGAACATTAGATAGTTACTCAGCACAACTTAAAGATTTAAGATATAACTGGGGTCAGATGTATTTACCTCATGATGGTCGAACAAAAGATTTTAAACATGGTATCTCAGCAGAAGATATTATGCGTAAACATGGTTGGGATGTTAGAATCGTGCCACGTTTAGATATAGAGTCTGGCATTAAAGTAGCTCGTATGAACTTTCATCGTTGTTACTTTGATAAATCAACAGAACGATTGATTGAATGTCTCAAGCATTACAGACGTAACATAAGTAGCACAACCAATGAACCTACTGCACCATTACATGATGAATATTCTCATGGATCGGATGCGTTTAGATATCTTTGTGTTTCCATTGACGGTATGTCAAATGAAACTTGGCAACACAATGAAATAAAATATAACAGTTTAGGGATAGTTTAATGGCAGAAAAATTTACAGATGAAGAGTTATTGAGTCAGATAGACAATGAAGAAAACATTGCCTATGGTATTAATGACTCTCAACTATCAGCAGAACGTGCTGAAGCAATACAATTCTATTTAGGCGAGCCTTTTGGCAATGAGATTGAAGGCCGTTCTCAAGTTGTATCTTTTGACGTTCAAGATACCATTGAGTCAGCATTACCACAGCTACTTAAAGTGTTTGTATCTGGTGATGAAGTTGTTAGATTTGAACCAAAGAATCCAGAAGATGTAGAAGCTGCTAACCAAGAAACAGATTACATTAATCACGTTGTGATGGAAAAGAACAATGGGTTTGAAATATTCTATGTATGGTTTAAAGATGCACTTCTTTCTAAAAACGGTTATGTAAAAGTCTACTACGAAGAAGAAGATGATGTAGACGAAGAAGAGTATGAAGGTCTAACAGATGAACAGTTAGATATGTTGGTTGAAGATGATAACGTAGAAATATTAGAGCACGAGGCTTATCCTGACCCATCTGTAAAACCAATGCCAATGACACCTCCAATGATGACTGAAGGGCCAAATGTTCAGCCTATCAATGGTCAAGGTGTTGAGATTGACATGGAAATGCAACAAGCATTTATGCAACCTATGTTACATGATGTTAAAGTAAGAGTAACAGAAACAACAGGCCATATTAGGATTAAAAACGTAGCACCTGAGAACATGATGATCTCTGTAGATGCTACAGGCAACTGTCTAAACTCAGCACGTTTTGTTCAGCATCGTGAATTGATGCACCCATCAGAAATAGCAGAACAGTTTGATGTTGATGAAGATGAACTTAATACCATTATGGCAGAGCAAGATGAGTTTGAATTAGAATCTAATGCTCGTGATATTTATTCAGAACAATATGATCGTGCTATAGACTCTTCAGAATTATTAGTTCGTGATACATACATTAAAGTAAATGGTGAACGTCATCGTTATGTTGTTGTAGGCAACAGAATTATCTATCGTGATGAGTCATGTGAAATTGTACCTTTTGCATCTATCACACCAATGCTTATGCCACATAGACACATTGGTCGTTCATACACAGATTTAACTCGTGATATTCAACTCATTAAATCTACATTGATGCGTGGTCAATTAGATAATATGTATTTATCTAATAATGGTCGATATGCTATATCAGACAGAGTAAACCTAGACGATATGCTCACATCAAGACCTGGTGGTATTGTTCGAGTACAAGGTGAGCCTGGTACATCTATCATGCCATTAACTCATGCTCCATTTCCTCAAACATCATTCCAGATGGTTGAATACATGGACAGCATGAAAGAAAAACGTACTGGTGTAACTGCTTACAATCAAGGTTTAGATGCTGATTCATTAAACAAAACTGCATCAGGTATGCAACAAATTATGTCAGCTGCTCAACAACGATTAGAGTTAGTCGCTAGAACATTTGCAGAAACAGGTGTGAAGAGTTTATTCATGTTAGTGCATCGTTTAGTGAGAAAAAATGTAACTAAACCTGATATTGTGAGAATTAGAAATAAATGGGTAAACATTGATCCTCGTGAATGGAAGAATCGTAAAGATTTATCTATCTCTGTAGGTTTAGGAGCAGGTAATAAAGATCAACAACTCATGCACCTCAATGCTATTTTACAAATGCAAAGAGAAGCATTGCAAGTTGGCCTTACATCACCAGAAAAAATCTACAATGCTTTATCTAAATTAACACAGAACGCAGGCTTTAAAGATCCTGAAGAGTTCTGGAACAATCCTGCTAATATGCCACAAGGTGCACAACAGCAACAACCTAATCCACAAGAGCAATTAATCCAAGGTCAATTAGCGATTGAACAACAAAAAGCACAAGCTGATATGCAGTTAGAAGCACAGAAAAATGAAGCTGATATGAGGCAAGAACAATTACGCTCAGAAAATGATATTATCATTGAGCGTGAAAGAATTGCTGCACAAGCTGAGTTAGAAAGATACAAGGCACAATTAAAAGCAGAAACTGACTTACAAATTGCAAACATAAAGGCACAATATGGTAGATAAAACATTAGAAGAAATTAAACGTGGCGAACAAGCACAAAAGATTTTAGATAATGAAGTATTTAAAGAATCATTTACTGCGGTAAAAGATCACATTATAGAAGCAATGCAAACATCTCCATTAGGTGATGAAACAACACACAATCGTTTAGTCATTGCTTTACAAGTATTAGGACAAATTGAGAAATCATTAACCAATGTAATGCAAACTGGTAAGCTTGCAAAGATACAAGTTAATGAACCTATCAGAGCAGTCAAATAGAATTTGGGTTAGGGCAAGCCCATTTATGTAACACCTTTGCCTAATTAAATAAAGGAAATATTATGAGTGACCAAGCTATAGAGCAGTCACCACAAAGTCGCTTAGAGGCGATGCTTGGTGACATACAAGATAATTCAATTCAATCTATTGAAGAGGATCGTGAAGAACCACAAGCAGTTGAGGAAGAGACTGTTGAAGAAACAGAAGAAGAAGTCGTAGAAGAATCAGAAGATCCTACAGACGAAGCTTCCGATGATGAAGAACCAGAAACTGAAGATGATGTTGAGGAAGATTCCGATGAGGAGCAACCTGTCCAAAATATCAAACTAAAAGTTAATGGTGAAGAAATTGAGAAACCGCTTGACGAAGTCGTGGCATTAGCTCAACAAGGACTTGACTACACTAAAAAGACACAAGAAGTTGCAGAGCAACGTAAAGAATTAGAAACTTTACAAGCACAGTTTTCAGAAACAACTAAACAGTTTCAAGAACAACAGCAACTAAATAACTTGTTAATTGAGGATGTAGCGAAAGTCACGGCACTAGACCAACAACTAGCACAATTTCAAAACGTGGATTGGCAACAGTTGTCTGATAGTGATTTCGTGGAGGCACAAAAGCTTTTCTTCCAATATAATCAGTTGCAGCAACAACGCACTGAAGTAGTTTCACAGTTTGAAGCCAAAAGGCAAGACGCATTGAATAGACAGCAACAGATGATTGCAGATCAAGTCGCTAAAGGTAAAGAACAACTTGCTAAAGAGATACCTAATTGGAGTCCTCAGACCACCCAAGAAATTATCGAAGCTAGTAAAGATTATGGGTTTACCGATAATGAATTGAACTCAATTATTGACCCTCGTCACGTTAGAGTGTTGCACGATGCTATGCAATGGCGAAAACTAAAAAGTAAAAATTCGGTAACGAAGAAAAAGGTCGCTAGTGCCAAGCCTGTTGTGAGACCAGGATCAAAAGACCCTAAAAAGGCCGTTAATTCTAACGCTACCAAATTACGTGAGCAATTACGCAGATCTGGTAAGTCAGAGTTAGCATCTAAATTAATAGAAAATATGTTATAAAGGTAAATTATTATGGCAGTTTCAGCAACCAATAGTTATACTGGTGCAGGTTTAGCTGAAGATTTTCAGGATATCATTTATGATATTTCTCCTGAAGATACACCATTGTTATCAATGGCTAAAAAATCAACAGCAGGTCAAACCTACCACCAATGGCAAACAGATGTATTAGCAGCAGCAGCTACTAATGCTCAATTAGAAGGTGACGATGCTTCTTATGCAACGTTAGCAGCAACAACAGTATTAGGTAACTACACACAGATTTCTCGTAAAACTGTTAATATTTCTAATACATACGATGTTGTTAAAAAGTATGGTCGTAAATCAGAAGTTGCTTATCAGTTAATGAAAGCTGGTAAAGAACTTAAACGTGATATGGAATACGCATTAGTGCGTAACCAAGCATCATCAGCAGGTGGTGCAGGTACAGCTAGATCATCAGCAGGTATCGAATCATGGATCGCAGGCAACAGCGTTAAAGCTACTGCAGCATCTACAGCTACAACTCCAGGTTTCTCATCTGGCACAGTTGCAGCTCCTACAGATGGTACAGCAGGTACTTTCGTTGAAGCAGATCTTAAGTCAGCATTAGAGGCAGCATGGATTGATGGTGGTGAACCAACAACTATCCTTATGTCATCTAAAAACAAAAAGCTATTCTCAGCATTTGCTGGTATCGCTGAAAAACGTCACATGGTAAATGGTACTTCAGAAGCTATCATTACTGCAGCTGCTGACGTTTATGTTTCTGACTACGGTAATCACACAGTTAAATTAGACAGATTCATGCGTGATAACGCTGTATTATGCTTAGACCCACAATACGTTGGTGTAGCATCATTACGTCCAATCACAAAAGAAGAACTAGCTAAAACTGGTGACTCTACTAAATACTTGATGACAGCAGAATACACATTAGTGGTTAATAACCCTGATGCTCATGCTAAAGTTCAAGGTGTTGGTGCTTAATCAACATTAATATATAATAGGGGGATAGCAATATCCCCTTATTTATTATGGCCATATTATTTGACAAAGATCCAATAACAGGTGTAACTCAATATTACGATTATGACCCTGTTAATGACATCCACATGATACACAATGTGCAAGACTTTGCACCTTTGGTAGAAAAGTTAAAACAAGCACAGAATAATCCTGATGCTTGGGCAAAGGGTGTTAAAGAATCATGGGTACACTATGCTAGCATCCCACCAGTGATTGAGATGCAATTAAAACAAAAAGGCATAGACATTTATAATAAAGACCAAACAAAAGAATTACTCA